TCTGTTAAGTTTTTATGACGAGACTTTACAAGTTCGTATAAACCAGTATTAAAGTTACTTGACGAACCATGGAATGTTGTATAAAGATCAAGTAATATTCTATCTACTTGGTCTGCAACAATCTCTGCACGTGGAACTCCACGCTGCATAAGTTCGCTAGAACGTGATGACATCTTAAGGAACTCATTAACGGCATCTACGTCTTTAATTACCCATGCTACGTTCTTAGAGATAGAGTCAACGTTTTCCGCGCCTACCGCTCTCCATAGATCGGTATTAGGTTCAACACCAATTGCAGCCAAGGCTTCTTCTTTAGCCTTACGAAAGTCAGCAGCAGTTTCTAAAGCGTTATTATCTAAGAAGTTACGTGATGGGTCAAACGTTCTTGAACCTTTAGTACCCTTTAAAGCCTTCTTGTTTCCATAGAAACGTTTAATAAAGTTTTCAAAGTGAACAACTGCTACACCTTGACCATCAAGGATAGATGCTTTATCAAGATCATATGTACTAACAACGTTATCTGTCTTGCCAGATACTACGTCTAAGTCTTTAAGCATCAAGTCATAGTTATTCATATCAATAAGGCTCTCAACAACCTCATTTGACTGACGACCTGTAAGAGATGCAGACCCTGCCATAGAACGTGCTGAAGAACTAAGGATGTGCGCTCCATGAGCCAATCCTTCTACCAAGTATTCAGCATCTTGTGGGTCTACATTGTTAAATAAACGCACCGCTTCTCTGGCTGTTTCAGTTCCAACATCAATTTTGCTAAGCAAATCTTCGCTAATGCCACGTTTTTCAGCAAGTTCTTTACGAATGTGCAAACGCTGTTCAATTGAAAGCAAATCAGATGTTCGTGTACCAACTACACCAGCAAGGCTAGAACGTAAACCTTCTGCAGCCTTGCTACCTGTGTGTGCAGTAGCAATCTTACCTAGTTTATGTCCTTCGTCAATACCGCTTCTAATACCCAGACGTGGGAAAAGCGTAAGCAATGACCAAGCATTTACAAACTCACTTGCAGTATGTGACTGTGTTGCACCACCTGCAGCCATAATAAGATTCTTTTTGCTCTTGATATTAGCAACAGTCTCTGCAATTTCCATAAAGTCTAGAGATGCAACACCTTTTGCTTCTTGGAATGGGTGAATAATGCCAGATGTTTCATATTCAAGCCCTGAGTCATGGCGCTTAAGCCCGACTTCTCCTACTTCACCAGCAAACTTAGGATTAACTTCTAACTTAGATACTACAGATAAACCTTCTCTGTCACCAAACTTAGACTGTAAGGTTTTTTCAATTAGTTCTTTACCCTTTGGGTGTCCATCTAAGCCATACTTCTGCATGATTGCATAGTATGTGTTGCGTAAAATAATAATCTGGTCATTAGCATCTGCATTTACAAACTTGTATGTAAGAAAATCTGCAATATCCCGTGGTGCAATTTGACGGAATGTGTCGCGGACTACATCTGCTGTCTTAAGAGAATCTTCACCAGTCATAATGTAACGACTTTGTGTGCTTCTTCCAAACTTCTGAGCGATTTTTTCACGCCTAGACATTTGTTTCCAGAACTTCTTTACTTCAGTAATCTCTTCTGGAACAAGTTTGTTCTCGTCAGTTCCTACTTTAGTAAGAATATCCCAAGCGTCTTTGCCGCCCTTTTCAATTTCATCAGTTGACTTAGCAGGATTAAAGAATGAATCAACATACTTGCTAAAGCCTTCACCTAAACGACGTTGGTTACGCGCTGTAGCAACGCCATTACGGAAGTACTGAATACCATCTACTCGCCCTGCTAGCAGCAATGGTACGTTCTCTACCTGTGAGAAGTAGTTAACTGCAGCCTTAGCATCAAAGATTTCATTACGAACAAGCATGTCAATTGCTTCGTCATTATTGTAACCAGCATAACGAGCACCAAGTTCGCGGCGTGCGCGAGTTTTTTCTGCAGTTGTAGGAGCATCTGCAATCTTCTTAACTGCTTTGCCAATGCCTTCATCCCAAAGTTTAGCAACTCCTGGTTCGTTGCGAAATACTTCACGCACACCAGCAGTACCACGTTCTGTAATTGTCTGGGCGATTCTATCGCCACGTGACATAAACTTATTGCCCAGCATAGGCAACTTAGATAGACCACCGCTTACATATGTTAGTGGGTCAATTACCAACTGATATGCAAAGTCAATATATCCAGAAATATTTTTTGTACGACCATCAATGTAATCCTGATGTAGGTTAGCCTTAGTAGGCTTGGTATCAAACATACGTGCTACGTCACGACCAAGTGATACCTGTGCATACTTAACGCCATCTAGTACCTGCTTGAAAGCATCTGGGTCGTTGTAAGCCTTTTGCAAAGCCTTAAGCAAAGATTGATCTACTTCACCATACTGCTCAACAATTTGTCCTGGCTTTAAGCCAGCAATAAGACCCTGTGCAACCTTTACTTCTGCTTCACCAAATACAGATGTTGCTTCAGTAAGTGCGCCTTCGTCATAAACGCGGCGACCGTCCCAAGCATCTTGCAATGTCTTGATGCTAAACAAATCTTTACCTTGTGCAACCTGACGACCAACTAGATACGGTGTATTAATTGCACGGTTGTATGCACCCATTACTTTAAAGATACCAAGTAGAGGTGATGCTGCAGTTTTAGCAGCAAGACCTAAAGCACCAACAAACTTATCCCCTAAAGTTTCTGGGTCTTTTGTGTACTCAGCATCTGGGTATAAAAACTTAATCTTTTCTTGAACCTCTGGGGCAAGAGAAGCAAACTCTTTGCGCCCCTCTTCCTTTGGAAGTTTCATAAGGTTACGGTTTTTATCAACAGTCCAACCAAGTTGTTCTAGTTGTGAAGCCTGTCCCTTTGGAAGGTTAGCCTGTTGTGCCGCTGCATAAATATTCGGACTAAGTTTATTTACAATGTAATGAACTTGTGTTGCCATTAGTATCCTTCGTCAACAAGAGTTCTATAAATAAGTTCTGTATCTCCACTAGGGTCAAAGCGAATAAGTTCTCGTAGCGTGTCTGCAAGTGTTCTTGCATTTGATGGACGATCAGCCATAACTTCTGAACCAGGGCCATCACCCATATTAATTCCAGATGTAATTGGTTCTGATGGTCGGCTTGTTGGAGCCATCAACGGTGTAGGTAATTCCATTGCTGGTGGCGTAGCCTTACCAGCCATAGGTGCAGCAGTCTGCTGTGGCATTGTGTTTTCGCCGTAAGGCATACCAGGCATGTATGTTGCTGCTTGTGTTGGGCTACCATCTGTGCGCTGTGATAGCGCACCAGGGCCAGATGATGGTGCTGGATTTTCTGGCTTACGGTATCCGCCTCTGTTGTCAGCCATTAATCTTCATCCTCATCATCTACGTAGGGTTCATCACCAATTTTTTCTAATGGTTTAACTGGTAATATCCATGTAGGAAAAGAATCCCTATCAAGAATCATCCAGTACGCCATATCCGTTGAAAAACCTGCACGGCGTAGCGACTTGTACCATTCATTCAAAGCAATTGCATAAGCATCCATAGCGGAGTAAGTATCTAAGTCAATGACTTTTTTACGTTGTGCCATGATTACTCCTAAAGAACTCGTTGTTGTCTAATCTGCGCAGAGCCGCCTGCTTCGCCATTTGAGTTCAAACGGCTAAGCAACATCTGTAAGTCTGGTGGCCCAGCCTGTGCAGAAGCGCCTCCTACTGGAGCGCCAGGAGCAGAGGGGACGGATTGCTCAACTGCAGCCCCAGCAGGAGGATTCTCTGGTGTAAACACTTCCTCAATGACATCCTCAATAGACTTTCCTTCTTTACGTCCCTTGATCGCCATAGCAATCTTTTGAATAATAGGAAGTGGGTCTTGTCCCTGAGCAGCCATCTGTGGAATTGTTTGTGTATACGCTTGCAGTGAACCAATGAGAGCCTTACGAAGTTTTTCAACTTCAATCTTCTCTTGTTCCTGTGTGACGTTAATGCCGAAAGGCATTTCTCGTTGAGCCAAGTCAACTGAGATTAAATCGCCACCCAATGCCTGAAGCATAAAAATAAGTCCTTGTGCAGGATTAAGACCTGCGAGCATTCCATAACGTACATCTGCTGAGTAGTCACCCTTAATATCTTTTGAAGGTGTGTACTCAATAGCGTATGGAGAACCCGCGTCTACGCCACGGACTGTTTTCTTAATATCAAATACAAGTTCGTCTACCTCAAAACAGATTGAGATAACGTTCTTAAGTGCCGAAGCAAAGATAGCCTGAGCAGATTTAACCTGCGTATCAAAGCCACCCATAAGGGCTTGTACGCCCTGTCCCGTAATAATTGAAGCATCTACGTTGCCAGTACGTGATTCTGGATAACGTGTGCCTGTTCGTAGTTCCCCTTGTAGTACTTGCTGTTGGTTAAATGCGCCAGCAGGAACAGGAAGTTCCACACGGCGAACACCAGCAGGATTGTTGGTACGGATTACACCGTCGCCACCAAACTCAAACTCTTGTACATCCGAAGGCAAGACGATAGGTGACTGAACTGACTTCTCTGCTGCTTCCATTGCAAGTAATGCAAAACGATTGCGAAGCAACTGAATACCGAGTACGTCATCAAACTGTCCACGCATTTCGCCATCAACAGATGGACGACGTGCAATGTGAACCAGCATCTTCTTGATTGGATTTTCCGCTGTTGATACTGGATAGTTTCCACGCTCTGGAATATA